TCTTTGTCTACTTGCGTGACGTTCTTGCCGTCCTTGAACTGTGTGTCCGTTGGGGCATTCAACTTGGCCATATAGGCTTCGGCCGCCACCTTTTGTTCGGGCGTCATGGTGGCCATACGTTCTTTCAAACGTTCGGCCACGGCCTCGTCCGTGACAACCACGTTTCGTGCCGCATCCGCCGCGTTTGCCTTTGCCGCTTGTTCAAAGTCAACTTGTACGGGCGGATCGCCCCGCCAAGGCTGCGGAGTGGGGTCGTCCTGGGGGGGTGCCTTGCTTTGCACCCGGGCACGGGCGGCGTCGGCCGCGGCATTTTGATCCGCCGCGGTTTGACGACCGTAGTCCCCGTATTCGCCATAGCCCACCAACGGCCGACCATCCGTGGTTTTCGGAAGGTAGTTCGGGTCGTAGTCTACGGCGGTCCGCATGGTCTTTTCGGACCCGGCACCGCCCGTTTGTGACACGAATGACCGTGTTTTTTCGTATGGTGGCATTGCCGCACCCAAGTATTCATCTGGGTACAACGGGATGGGTTTCGGGGCGGGTTCCAACGTTGCCGGAATAGCCGGTGGCGGGGGTGGCACCGTCCCTTGTTTGATGACACCCAAGGTAGCCACCGGTGAAGCCATGGCATCTTTGACCTTGGCCATTTCTTCTTTGATGACTTGGATTTCCAACGGATTACGGGTGCGGCTCAACCCACCGGCCAGATCCAAGTATCGTTGCATAAGTGGGGTGTTACGTTCTTGCTTTCCTGCAAGGTAGGAAGCAACGCCTTCATCCGACGTGATGGCGTTGGGGGTCGTGTTGGCTTGGATCGAACGTGCCTTGGCTTCGGCCGCCGCTTGCAAGGAAGCTTGTGCCGACTTAGCCATAGCCGACGGTTCATACGCCGCCCCGGCGGCGGGCACGGGGCGGTTGGACGCTTCTTCGACGGCCCGTGCCACGTCGTATTCCCGATTGGCTTGCGGGTCGAAGGAACCAGTATTTTCGGCAACAACGGTCGGTGGTATTTCCCGACGTGGGCCTTTCAAGTCTTCCAAGTCGGCACGGCGATCCGCAAGGTCGGGTTGGTACTTGGCCAACGTCGAATCGGCGGCCAAAGCCGCGGCGGCATTCCGTCGGGCTTGAAGTTTCGGTCGATACTTGTCTAGCACCGTGTCCGCTTCTTGGCCGATGGCTTCCCGTGCTTTGAAGTCCGCCGTGCCTTGCCGGGCGGCTTGATCCGCCACGGCTTCGGCTTCCGTTATGGGTGTTTTTTCTGTCAAACGGGACAACCCGGCAACCAACGGGCCGGACAACAAAGAGGCCAGTTGAATCCCTTGGTTTAGTTCATTCGGCCCAACTTGGGTTGACGGAACGTCGGGGATACCGGCACGCCCCTTGCCACGTGTGCGGAACGAATCGCCCCCTAGCAAGGGGATTATCACTCTAGCCATCGTAACCCCCTAAAACTAGACGTCTTCGATCTTGTTTTTGATGTTGTTGGCCCGCATCTTGATGTATTCCTGGACCGATGGGTCGTCTTCCGTGGCTAGAAGATTCATGATCTGGGAATACATGGTGGCCTCGTCATCATTGAAGAAGCCCTTGTTATTCTTGATGATTCCCGCAATAGCCGCGTCCGCTTGGGCCGTCTTGGTCGTACGGTCTTCGGTCAACGTCCCTTGGTCGGCCATGAACTTTTGGGCTTCAAGTTGTTGCCCCGTCCCGGCCAAACGTGCCGCCGCGGCCTTGTCCATCATTTCGGTTTCGAAGGCGGACTTTTGACCCGCAAGGTTCAAGTCATATGCGGCACCGGCATTGCCGGCCTTGATCCCCGCGTCCCCGGATTGCCCATAGGCGGCACCACCACCGGCACCACCGGCCGATTGGGCCGCCGCCAAGCCTTCCGCCGCTTGTGCCCGGATGCTTTGCTTCCCCGCGATCCCGGCTTTTTCGATATCCCCAAGATGCTTGGTCTTGTAGGCTTCGAAGTCGGTAGCCGACTTGGCGGCGTTTTCGCCCATCTGCATTGCAAGATCCGCCGCCGCCTTCTTACGAGCTTGACGGGTTGCGAAATCTTCGGTCATTTGTGCGGTGTCGCCGTATGCCATTTTGATCTCCTACACAGACATCCTACGACTATTGCTTAGTCGTTGCCAACGTCTTACTTGCAACGATGAAAATCCAGTTGCCCCCGCGTCCGACATACGTGGTGTATTCGGAATCCGCTACACCGGCACTTGCCACCCAGTTTAGGATCGTGTGAACCGGTGCCCCACCGACGGAATCCGTTGCGATGTGATACGTGGTGCCGGACACACAATCAAACGTCCAATGGGCCGTCAACCCCAACCCGGGGTTCGTGGCACCCGTGCCCGCTACGGGGGTAAGGGCGTTGACCGCCGCACCCGTGTAGACACCCAACGTTTGGTTCGACGGATCGGCCGGAATGACCCCGTAGGATCCCGCCGTCGTCACCGTGCAAGATCCATCCAACATACAGTTCCACGTCCACCAAGCCGATTTGCCACCGGCATCACCGCCGTGATTGGGTTCGCCCGCTTCCTTTGTGAAGGCCGCGGTGTCCGTAACCGCCGTCAACCCGCCCGTCCCCACAAGGATCGGCCCTAGGGCAAATGTGTTATCCCCGGCGGCATAGGGACCGGCGGTCGGGGCGGGTGTATAGCCCAACCCGTCCGTATCTTGGAATGCCCATCGGCATTCGATCCATTGTTCCAACCCGGCGGTCAAGGGCGGGCCACCACCAACATTGGATCGCGGGGTCGTGATAGAACGGGCCTTGCCAACGAAGATGGGTTGCCCTTGGTTCATGTAGCCGTTGTCCGTCCCGACCGGGCCTACAAGGCGAACCGTCACCATGTCGTAATCCCAATCGTCTTGGGTGACGGTAGACCCTTCGCAAGCACGGACACGGTCAATCGTGAATGTCCCGATGTTGGCCGGGCCCCATGCTTCATAGGCTACTTGTTGGTAGGCCCACAAGTCCCCACGTAGACCCGTCCCGATACCTACGCCGATTTCGTTCGTCAAAGTAATCGACGTTGGCTTATACCCACCGTTGATTCCGTCATAGGGCCACGCATAGCTTGCAACGGCATAGACGTGGTGAATGACCATGGGGAAATCCAACGGGATGATCCGTCGGTCGCAAGTCAAGTCGTCATACGCTTGGGTTTGCATGTAGGGCAGGTTTCGCACATCGGCGGCACGGATCCCATATTGCGTCCCCATGTTCGACCACATGGGGACGGCGATGATCTCATAGGATGCATCGGTAGCAATGGCTTCGATGGGCGGCGTGTCGGAATCCCGTTCGTACCCACCTTCCAAGCCCTTCATCAAAGGCAAGTCAAAGCGTTCAATGGACGATTGAATCCCGTTCGCCCCATCGGCCTTGATTTGTTCATTGGCCACCGGGTTGGGCGTTGCGATGACTTCACCGGTCTTCGTGCCGTTGTGAACCGTGGGGATGTTTTGAAGGGCCGCCCCGTTATCCCGATAGGTCAACGGGTGGCGGAACTTGAACGACATCAACAAGGACGGCAAGCAAATAGCCGTCTTTTGTGTCCCCACCCCATACAGTTCGGGGCACGACAAAACCATCATGTAGGTCTTGTAGGGGGAAATCATCTTAGACAAGTCGTTCTTCAAGAACGGGTTGAACCGTAGGGTCCGACCGGAATACATGATGCTATTCAAGGAAACCGAAAAGACTTCCCGTTCGGGGGTCAATGGTGCCCCACCAAACGCCCATTGCCGCTTTTCCACCATAGACAACTGTAGGTTCAACTGACCGATAGCATCGTAGTTCAAGAACCCCGCTTCACCGGCGGGGGCGTCCTTTGAAGCAATGGTGGCGGGTTCGGCCCGGGTATCGAACGACAAGGCGAATCCGTCAAGGACCGTAGGCAACGTGTCAATGTCCACGGTTCCCGTAGGGGACCATCGGTTTTGCAATGGGGGCAAGGTGAAAGGGATGCAAAACAAAACCCGTTGGCCGGGATCCCCGGCGTGTGCCCAATAGTCCCCGTCAAGCACGGGAACATGCAAGTTGACTTCAAAGGATGCCCAACCACGTTCTAGGTCCGTGATGTTGGACACAAGGAAATCGGCCGCAAGGCCGTCCAAGGGTTGCTTGACGTGTTCCCGCGTAAGCTTCGTTCCGCGTGCCATGTTTCGACGGGTTGTTGCCACCTTACGCCTCCAAAACCGGGTCAAGGATCGTCACAACCGCCGAAATGTTACACCCGGTCCACGGCTTCGTTGTCCACGAAGTGGAATACGCCGCCCGGTATTGCGGGACGGCAATGCTAAATCGGACCCGTGCTTGTGCCGCCAACGGGATATTCAACCCCAAGGCATTCAAGGCTACACCAACGGGTTCCCCACCGGGATGCCCAGGGGACAAGTCCGTGAAACCCGGGACCGCATGAACTTGGAAGAACTCACAATCCACTTTCCATCGGGATTTGTGGTATTCCACGGCATTTAGGGTTCGGTTTTCCTTCATGAAAGGGTCGTCAATGGTGACTTCTAGGAACAGATCATCAACGATTTCGTTGTTTTGCTTCCCGTGTGGCGGTGGGTTTCCATATTGGAAATCATTCAAATAGCAAGAATCGTGCAACATGAACAGGGAAACCCCGTCAAGAATGACCGGTTTTTCGTGGGTCATGGCGGTAGACCACACCCATTGATTGTCCACGATGGTTGCATCCGTGGGGTCAATGTTCGGGTTGAACGATCCTTTGACCCGCCATTCGTTTTGAAACCCCGTGTCCGGTAAGGCCGTTCCGGTGACCGTCGTGGCCGCATCGTTGTAGATGGGTAGGAATGGGAAGCACGGGTTTTGCCACGCCACGTCTTGTGACACCGACGGTTGCCAACCCATGACGATTTGATGTTGGGTAAACCGCTTGGCCGTATCCCCCACGGGGACGTTGTTGTACCGATCGATGACCGCTTGCATGGCCCGATCGATCCGTGAACCATCAATAGTGGTCCCGGGGGAAAACTGGTAATCCGTGATCCGCCTAGTGCTCATAGGTTTCCTATCGATGTGATGACACCGTAAGCCGAAGCGGTTAGGTTCGTGCAACCGATAAGGATGCAATCCGCCGGGTTCGCACTTAGAACGTTGATCAACACTAGGCCCGCCGGTCCGGTCCCATCGAACGTACAGTTCACAAACTGTGCTTGTGTGCCGACGGCCATTCGCACGCACCCGGCGGGGTCAATAGCCCGCTTGGTGAACCGACAGTTGACGAACCGATAGGTGCCGGTGGCGTTCACTAGGTCAACTAGCATCGTGTTGTTGTTAGACCCCGCAACGGACGTGAAATGGATCCCATTGAAGTATTGCGGCGTCCCGCGTGGGGTGATTAGGCGTGTCAGTTGTGCCCCGGGTTGTCCGGTTATGGACGTCCCCGGCATTTCGCATACGAAGCCTTCGTGTTGCCCGGCCAAAAGCAAAAAGTGATTGTCCCTTAGTTTGCTTTCAACGGCGTTGTCGCCCGGCCTTACAAGGACGTCCCCCATAGCGGCGACGTTTTCGGCCACGGACGTGCGAAGGTCGGCGTTGGCAAGTTGAAGTTGCCTTACGTTGGGGGGTAGTTGTTCGGCCCGCATGTTCATTTATCGACCCCGCCTACGTCGCCCTTCAATGGCAATCAAAGATGCCTTCAACGAAGCCAAGGTGAACACTTCCGCGTGATCCCTAATATGACCATACACCATCCACGAAACGTATTCACCCTTGGTGCTATCCCCAATGGCAATCGTGTTCAGCTGTTCATCCCCGATCAATAGATTCCCCGTTGTTGGTGCGGCGACGGTAGACCACTTGGGGCCCGTAGTGCCCGTGGGGTTGAACGTAAGTTCCGCGTACGTGGTTGCGGAATCCTTCATCCGCATCCGCAACGTCCCCTTGTCTTCATCGTCGGTGATGTTGGGTTGCATGTTGTCATCGCCCGCATAGTCGATGATCTGGGAACACCAATCTTTCCAATCCGCGGAACACGTGGCGTTGTACAACCCGTGGATCCATGTTGGATACAAACCGGCCGACCCTTTCCCGTGGCTAAGGATCTGTGCATACAAGGTCTTGGCCTTGATTTGCCCTTGGCCCTTGATCCCCACTTGTTCGGACTTGAAGCACCAATCGACGGGTTGTGCCTTGCGGTCGTCTACGGTCATGTATCCCGTGGGGATGAATGGTGCGTGCCACCAAAACAGATTCGCCGTGTGGGATTCTTGCAACTTCACGCATTGGATGTTTGCCGACAACAAGGTGATCCCAAGGGACATTGAGTTATGCAACATCGTCCCGGTCTTCTTCTTGAAGGGCAAATAGCATATCGGGTTAGGGTGGCGGTAGTTCAACGCCATCATGTCCCCGAAGGTCCACGGATTCAAAGCGGTGCCAACCGCACCATCCCAGTTGATGGCAACAACATCCCCACCAACCGCCGGAACGCCCGTAGCCATGTCGTAGACTTGGATTTCGGCAACGCCGTCCACCGGGGCACCGTAGCTATAGCCAAACCTACTTGCATACCGTTCCGAAGGAAGGGTGTAGTCGATTTCTTCCGTGGCCCCGATGGTGACCGGCGTCCATTCGTCATGGTCGAAAGCGAAAATCAGTTGGAACTTGTCCGTTACGATCCCATCTACCGGGACCATGTAGACGGGGAACAAGTACGTCCAATCGGCCGTATCGGAACCCACAACGGAACCACGTGGCAAGACATAGCCAACGGGCAACCGGATAGGTTCACGGATCTGATAGTATTGATTCAACGATTGAGCGGTGATTTCCCCGTTGTAGTAGCCCGCGAAGACCCGGTTATCTTCCAACGCTTGCGGGGCACCCGTGCGATCCAAACCGCCGCCATGCCCTAGTTGAAGGATGTACAACGACCATTCGTGGGCATTTTCCAACAAGGGGATCGGTGCCCCTTGGGGTTGTGGTGCCGCGGTCTTGTCATCGGGTTCAAGGATATCCGACCCGCCCACAAGGTAAACTTCACCTTCTAGGGACAACAGGCGTGGGTTTTGGATATTCGACAAGGTGCCGATGACGGCCGTTGTCGTTTGACACATGCTTTCAACCGACCAAAACGCCCATGACCCATCTTGTCCACATAAGATCAGGTTTTGCGTGGGCACGGACACAAACAACCGATCCCAATCGGAATCGTAGGTCAAACTGATCCCTTTTCGGGCCGTGTCCGTCCAGTTGTAGAACGTCTTGGGTTGTTGGTTCGCTAGGGTCGTGGCCCCGATTGCTTGATAGTAGGACGACAAGGGGTTGGACAACCGGTCGTTGAACAAGTCATTGATCCCATCCGCAAGGGATGCGATTTCGTACCCACCGTTGGATGCGTGGATTCCGAAGGCATCGACCCATGCCGTCTTGTCGGCATACCGGCACTTGGCCATAGGGCCGTCGCATCCGATCGTGTTGGATATCCGCACCAGCTCCCCGCCTTGTGCGGGCGTGGACGTGGCCGGGGGCCGCATCAACCAAGTTTCGGTTGCCGTGAAGATCAACAAGGAACCATTGACTTCTTGAATGGCGGTCAGTTCATTGTCCGATGGGATGTACGACGTATTGATGCCCGCGATGGCGTTAGGGACGCCTTCGTCGGAAAAGAAGATATCCCGCCCACGGATCATGGCAACCCGCTTGCGGAATACCGTGATGTCCGTAGGTGACGGGAAACCCGCCGTGTCCATGTAGAATCGGGATGCTTCAAACTGGCCGGGTTGCGGGACAATGCGGAACACCAAGGACGATTCCCCATATTCCGGGGCATGATCCCGTAAAGCGATCCCATCTACTTGTTGGCGGCGTCGGGTTGAAAAGTCGGACGGGGTGTAACACCACAAGCCAAGGGACTTGGATCCAAAAAGAACCGTGTCTTGGAACTCGACCATGTAGGCATCGGGCGGGTTTTCTTCCGACGTTTCCCACGCTTGAAAATCATCGGAACGGTTCGTCCCATAGGTTGCCCATTGGTTGGGCATGGGGATGACCGCGTTATTGAACTCACCCGTATGTCGGTGCAACACAACTTCCCAACGGCCACGGGAAGTGACGTCAAAGACAACCAAGGAATACAAGTTTGACCATTGCCCCGTTGATGCAATGTTTCCCGTGAATGCACGGTTTTGAACCAACGTGACAATCTGGGTGTTTCCAAAAGTTGTCTTGATGGCAATGGATGCCAAGTTTTGCGTGTAGCCGAAGTTGTTACGGGAAATGCCGGGAAGGCCAAGTGTCGTGTCTAACTGTGCGATCTGGCCGAATCCGGGGCGGACAACAAGGGATTGCCCTTCAATGGACATGTTCCCGATATAGGTTCCCCGAACGGCCGTAGATTGGTCGCTGCCGGGTTTCAGGAGTTCTACTTCTGCGAAATCCTTGGGCATGCGTTGGCCTCTAGTACGTTCGGCTAGTGTGCCCGGCGGCATCGGAATCACGACCATTGAACAAGAACTTCTGCAAAGACTTCAACCGACGATCCAACAGTTCAAACACTTGTTGGCTAGACGCATCGTTAGTGGCCGCGTACAACCCATAGGCGTACAAGGCAATCATGTCATGGAAACCATCAAGGTCGTCGATGAACTCGTTGTCGGCGGGTTGGTATTTTGACCAATCAACGCCCGTGGCGTTCCTTGGCTTGGATCCGCATGGGATGTAGACCAACCGCAAGGTGTCGGATACGGCGTAGCCGAAATCCAACAAGGTGCCTTGGAACTGGTATACGTTCGCTTGATCCAGTTCTTCTTCGTGCTTGACCCCACGCCATGGCCACTTGGCCCGTAGGGTCGTCGGGTCAATCGAAATGACCTTCAATAGCTGTTGTAGCGGGGCTTGCGTTGGCGTGGCACCTAGAAGGCGTACGGGGTTACCGGCAAGGGCTAGGTCATAGGACGTAACGCCCGCAAGGGTGATGACCGCCCGGGTGGCATAGACGTTCGGGTCATAGCTAGACACGACCCGGCGAAACTCATCATATCCCGCACGCAAGTATTCTTGGATCATCGTGGGCGTAAGACGGCTGTTATCCTGCTCGTCGCAAATCCTGTCAAAATAGGAATAGACGTCTTTGACTAGCATTCTAACCCCCCGTGCCGCCCATTACGGGTCCGATCGAATCGGCGTTTGATGCCGGGTCGGTTGCGTTGATCAGTTCTTTGCGTTGTTGCAACTGTGCGGATTCTTCCGCCGATTGGATTGCCGCATCGGGGGATGTGGCCGACAAGGCAACTTCACCCGACTTGTCTTCGTCCGGCGTGGCACGGGGAAACACCCGACTTTGCATCGCCTTGGCGATCTGATCCGGGGTTGCATCCAAGGGCAACATGCAACTTACAAGCACGTCACGGATGTAGTTCATCCGGTTCACTTGACGGTCGTGTTCAATGATGATGTTGGGATCCGCACCCTCTGTACGGTCATATTCCAACTTCAAGGCAACGGCCGACTTGTAGTAATCAGGACTTTCGATGTATTCGTTGAACACTTCGATGATTGCGTCAACGTCTTCATACGGGAAGATGTCAATCTTCGCCCCGGCCTTGCACGCTTCAAGCTTGTCTTGGGCGTTGTGATAGGCAACCATTTTCTTCATGGCGTCTTGGTTGCCCATGTGCAAGGTCAACATCTTCGTGGCGACCTTGGGATCCATCAACTTGCGGTCAACCATATCCATGATCTGGTCGTTGCGGTCTTGCAGTTCCATGCGGAACAGAGATCCAACGCCGATTTCAACTTCCGGTTGATCCAAGATTGACGTTGCTTGCAGTTCTTGGTGAATGACCCGGCCCAAGCCCTTGTCAAGCATCCGCATGGTCAACGGACGGGTTAGCTTCCGCTTGTACATGGAAAGGACCGTGGTCATCAAAGTGTGCGTGGCACGTTCAATGTCATCCATGGTGCCTTGAAGCTGGGAAGCATCTTGTTGCACCATCTTGTCAGCCAATACCTTAGAAGTGATGCCAACGGAACGCTTGCCTAGGGTCGTGTTGTGAACCCCGGCAAGGTCTTGCATGGCTTGAATGATTTGCCGCCGCACTTCAAACAAGGACGGGGACAATGGGGGCGGGGGCAACCGCTTGGGTTCCCCGCCGCCGCCTTCGTAGCCAACGACACCGTCCGGCGGGTTGTTCAGGTTTCGGCATGACACGTTGGCGGAAAATGGAACCATCCAAACCATGTTGGAGTTGGAATCCATCATATCTAGGATCAAGTTGTTTACGTGGTTCAGTTCCCGTTGAAGATCCAACAATAGAACCATGACCGATTGACCCCAAAACTTCCCGTCAATCTTGTTGTAGCGGACGAAGATCAAAGGGGCTTCACCCGGTACGTAAGACCCTTCGAAAATCCACGTGTCGTCACACAAGATCCCGTGGCCGCCGTCGTCAAAGTAGACGTCCCACAAGTCAATCCGGTCAGATGACTTCGGGGTCGTACGGGCACCGGCGTAGCATTCCCGATCCGCCGCGGGGGCTTCGGCAATCATGGTCCGATACTTCTTGTACGCCGGGACTTTCATCAATACGGAACGCTTGTAGGTTTTTCGACAAGCACGCCAAGTGGCTTCTTCGTCCTTTGTTGCACCAGATTCGGCCAACAAGTCGTAAGCCCGCACGACTTCCGTTACCAATCGTTCCTTGTCGTCATCCCAAAACGTGTGGAAAGCCGAAGTACCGCCGCCTAGAAGGTATTCCACCAAGTCGCGGTATTTGTATTGCATTTGGTTGGTATGCCAGTGATACCTGCCAAGTTGTTCACAAGCCAAGGATTTCGTCAAATCATCCGCTACCGGGGCCGATGGGGACACGGCCACGGCGGGGTATTCAACCGACAAGGCGTTGGATAGGGCGTTCCAAATGGGGCGTAGCTGGTCTTCGGATAGTTGATTTCGACCATCCCGGTTGGATGACGTGACGAACGTCTTCCGTTCCCAGTCGAAATCCATGTTCTGGTCACCCGCAAGGAATCGAAGGGTCAAGTCCCAAAGGAATACTTCCCCGCTTCGTTCTTTACGTGCCTTGTCGATTTCCTTGCGGAAGTTTTTCGGCAATGGGGCGGCATGTGAGGTCGGAACCTCAATAGCGTCGGCTTGTTCTTCGATGGTTTCAAAGTCCATTACGGGGCCACCTTTGCCGCCGCGGCCAACTTTGCGGCTTCCGCGGCCTTAGCCGCTTTTTGCGTGGCGACGCCTTGTCCTAGCGATAACCCCGCACCGGCCACACCCGCCAGATCCCCAACCGCTTCCCCTTCACGACCCGTCATCGCCTTGGATCCCGCCGTCCCCAACTTATTCCCGGCTTCCCAACCGGCCATGCCGCCAGAGGGGCCGCCGAAGTAGGCACCTAGGACACCGCCAAGGATTCCCAACCCCGTGCCCAAGACCTTGTCCCCTTGTTCTTGGGATTGGTCCGTGGCTTGGCTAGCGGTTTGGTCAATCAAAGCACGGGCGGCTTGTGCCCGTGGGTTGGAAGCCGAAAAGGTGCCTTGCGGTGGCCCTTGGTCGGGCCCTTGTCCGACGCGGAAGGATTGTCCCATAGCCATGACTTAGTCCTCCTCGGGAACTTCTTCGTCTTCTTCGATGTGCCGTGCTTGCCAATCGGCCACGGAACCACCGGAAATGTTCGGCCCATGGTCATCCATGGGAATGCCCGAAACCCGGTCGGCCATTTCTTTAATGGATTCCCGACGGATTCCTTCGGCAACCCTATGTGCATCGGCTTGGCTTCGAATAGGGATCTTGGGGTTGGTGTTGGATTCTTGTTCCCATTCATAGGACAAACGGTCCACAACACCGGTCAAAGCTTGTGCCCCGTAGGACACGGCTTTCAACGTGTACCGGGCGGCCGTAAGGGCGTCTTTGAACGTAACCTTCATGTGACCACCCTTTGGGCCTAGGGTTCCCCACCCCTACACGTTGAATGTAGGGGTGGGGAACCCGTGTTACTTACTAGACCGGGATGACCGTAACGTCTACACGCACGGACACGTCCGTCAATCCCGCCAAGGTCACGTTCAACGTGTCCCCAGCGGTCAAGAACAGATCCGCCGCCGCACCGGCGACACCAGCGTTGGCAAGCAAGACGCCCGGAAGCTGTGTCGCAGCGATGGCGGGGGTGATGGCGACGGCACCCTTAAGCACCGTAACCGTGGCACCGACGCCGCCGACGGCGGCACCCGTCTTGACAACGTCAATACGGACGATGCGGTAGTTTTGTCCCGCCGGGATGGTCTTCGAGTACGTCCCGATGGCATCGGGGCAACAAAACGAATAGACCGAAGTAACCGTGGGCAAGCTATCCGTCGCCAACTGGGCGGGCGGAACATTCCCCGTCAAGGGGATCGCAGCGGAAAGGCCGTCGCGTTGGACATTGATGAGATCTACCATGAGCTTTTCTCCTGTATGGATCGAACAAGGTCTTGGGTTGGGGTGGGCAGACCTTCCACCCACCCCAACCCAAGCCTAGATTACGCGATGGTCATCCCACACAGGATGCCGTTCTTGTTCGGGAACTCGCAAACCAAGTCCCAATCCCACGTGTAGCACGCTTCCTGGGCCGCCGTGTTGGCCACCGGGTGGAACATGTCCCCACCGGTCTCCATCCATTCGCCGTCGTCGTAAGCGGCGACTTCGAAAGAATCGGGGGTCAAGAACATGATCATGCCAAGCGGAATGTGCTGGGCGGTCTTGATTTCCACACCATTGAAGCTGAAGCCCGAAGAACCCGCGTCAACCTTCGTCTCGGCCCCGTCAACGACGTGGGTCTGAACGAAGATGGCTTGGTAGCGGGCACGCATACGGGCATTCATGATGAACAAGGTGGGATCCGAACCCGTCAAGTCATTCACCGCATCCAACACCGATTGCATGCGGACGCCGGTAAGGGCGGCACGTGCTTGCGGGACAACCGCGACCTGGGTGAAGATCGAAGACTGCAAGGATGCTTGGCCGGTTGCCGAAGTGCGGTCAACCGTCCAGTGGGTGCCCGAGCACAAGTTGGTCAAGATGCCCGATTGTTCCAACACGAACGGGACAACCGTACCGAAGTTGTTGCCAAGGCCGTCTTGCAACTGGGTCGGGTGAAGTTCCAACGCACACGCGAAACCGGCACCCACGCCAATCGTGGTGAACCAAGTACCGATGCCGTTGGAAACCAACGACAACGAAACCGTCATGTTCGCACGGTTGAAGTTGGAAACGAAAAGACCCGTAGTTGCCGCAACGCCGCCACCGGCGAAGGTGGGGACGATCAAGGCATACGTGTCCATTTGGCGAAGGTTAACACGAACCCACGTGTTCGTGTTAGCCGCAACGACCGCACGGAACGGGGAAGTGGCGGCATTCAAGTCGCCCGAGTATTCCCAAACCAAAGCCGCCGCGGCACCGGAAGCACCACCGCCGACGTAGGGGGCCGCAACGTTCGTGTTGGCGATGGTACCCTTTTGTTCGTTGATCAAGCCCTTGGTGATGTTGCCGTCGAACATCCGACGGTCCGCCAAGGTCTTCACTTCCTTGATCAGTTGATTGACCTTGTCGTCAACCACGTTTAGGAAGGATCCTGCACCCTTCTTGGCCGACTTCATCAACTTGGTGGAAATCTGGATGCGGTCCGCGATCGTTTGTGCGGTCACAACCAGGTTCCGATCCGTCGTGTCACCGGCAACCGGGAACGTCCCGTTATCGCCAATGTTGGTGGCCGTGTTGGCATCCGCCGTACGGACGGCATAGAACAACTGGTTACCAACCCAGTCCTTAGAGTTCTTGAAAAACCAATCGTAAAGCTTCACTTCACGGTTGATCTGGGCCGAGACGCCATCTCGGTAGACCCGCTTAAGCAAGGGGCCATAGGTTGTCATGTTAGACATGGAAAACTACCTCAGCGAGCATTCGCCATTTGGGCCTTAGCATAGGCCCGTCGTTGTTTGGGGTCCGACATATCGAACGATTCCTTGGTTGCATCGCTTTCCGGGCCAGAACCCGTAGGCCGTGGCCTAGGGGCTTCGGCTTGGGTTCGCATTTGTTGCTTCACGTCCGCTTGGGCCGCTTTGCCGGTCAATCCCTTTGCCTTGGCACGCTTTTCGAACTCTTTTTCCAAGAGTTCTTCATAGCGTTCCGCAACTTCCATAAGGTCCACTTGTTCCGGGTGCTCGGCTTTCGCCACGACCGTGAATAGAACTGATGGATCCATATGGGGGTACCGCTTCAAAACTTCCGTTGCTTCGGCTTGCAACTTTGCCTTTTCGTCACGCACTTCGAAACTTTCCGAAGACCGTGCCAATCGTTCGATCTGTCGTTCAAGGTTGGCGATCCGTTGGGCCGTTGGGTCGTTGTCCGGTACATCCGGGTCACGGCCCAAGATCCGATTGATCTCTTGATCGATCGGATCGGCTTGGCTTTGCGGGCCACCATTCACTTTCGCTGGGGATTGACGCGGTTCCGACGCGGACTTTTCCAAAAGTGCGATGCGTTGACGCAAGGTGTTACGTTCATCCAAAACTTGGTTCCACCGCATGGGGGGGATTTTGGACGTGGGGTCGTATTCCTTACGGTGTTCTTCCTTCAAGCCGTCCTTGGGGGCCTTGGGGGCCTTGGGATCCTTCGCTTCTACAACTTCTTCTTCGTCCGTTGAATCGTCTACCGACTGATCTCCATCATCGTCCATTGCCGCTTCCATTTCGGCTATAAGGGCTTTCCTTTCTTCCGGGGTCGAAAACGCTGTGGACATATGACACCCTCACGGCCCCCCTTGACGCCCATTGCGGTTGGCGGCACCGACCCATGACCGGGGTAAGTCAATGGGTGTATTCACGGGAAACCCACGAATACCAGGTCACAATACCGACTAGTTTTTAGGTTTACAAGTGAAAAGTTGGCGGATGTCTGTCTAGTAGACAAATGTCTAGTCGATCGATGCACGGATTGATTCGTCTGGTGTACCTATTTCGTAGGTGTTGCAGATGGTCATTCGCGGTGGTTCGATGATCCACAGGGGTGAGTACTGACACCCAAATGACCTATCCGTTGATCTGTGAAAATAATCATTCAAGTAAATCAAGGGACATTTACTTGGACTATTTTGGTTGAGTTTCTCACCATGGCGGAACACCGCATGTCGTGTTCGGGTTCATCCGTCACTTGGGGTGGTACGATTTCAACGGTTGCCTAGTGTAGATCGCATCCCAGATCGCCCCGATCCATCCAAAGCTTCCCGCAAAGGGTCGGGGGCGAACTTGGGATCGCGTGGGTCGTACTTCTTACCCGTGGCCTTCTTGTAACGCACAAGGTCTTCGACCGTAACGGGCCTAATCTGGTTGATTTCCCTTTCAACACGATGGGTTTGGGACATGGCTTCAAGGCTTAGTGCCGTCGCGATCAAAAGATCATCATGAGTTCCCGCACGGGCTTCTTCCCGTAGTTCCCCACGTGCCCCGTGGGGACAATGCTCAAAATGATTGATTTCCAGTTGTAGCCGCGGGTCCGTGACTTGCATGATCCGGCTACCGATGAACTGGTGAAGCAACCCGATCAAGTGCGGACGTCCCGTTGAACTGGTGTCAAAACCTACGGTCTTGGTCCATGGTGCCCCGATGTGGGCAACCGTTTCCTTCGTGTACAAGTACGGGTAGCCCATGTCTTGTAGGCGGTTGATGATTTCTTGGCCTTGGAACTGCCGTTCAACGGCTAGGACGGCCTTGTAACGCATGCACGTGTCATAGACGATTTTGGCATATTCCGGGGTCGTAATGCGGTCATAGAATGTGTAGACGGTCTTGGGGTTGGCCTTGTCCGTGCAATCGGTAATCGACAAGGCGGAATAGTCCCCCGTAGGGCCACCGCTAGCTTGGTCGGAACCCGCACTGTATAGATGATAAGCGATCGGAGCTTCGATTTCGTTGGGGCCTACGAAGAACGTGCGAAGGGCATCGGGGAACACCACGTGGGGCCATACACGGGAACCGGATACCACGAAGGCCACTTGGGCCGTGATCGGGTATTCGCGATTGAACCCGGCAAGGTTGCCGTTGTAGTGGGTCAAGTATTCCCAACATGCCCAAAAGAACTGTTCGTCCGTAAGGAATGGGTAGTCCTTTAGGTATTCGGCCATTTCCTTCGGGATGCTTGGCGGTGGGTCGGGGCGTGCATATCGTGGTTCATCCGTCCAAGGGAAGAAAATCCGGTGGATGCCGTCCTTGCTTTCATCCCCCATCCACTTGTCATATGCCAAGTTCAACCCGTTGGACGTCGTTTCCCATATGGTCCGGGCACCAGGGGGAAGGGTTGCGGCCACGGCTTCCAAGGTCATGTCGATGTGCGGGTATTGGGAGAACTCGGACAGGTGAAGGATGTTCAAACCAGATCCACGGAACCCTTGGGATCTAGCGGACCCCACCCGGTAGCTACCCCCGTTCTTGAAGGTCAACATGTCAGAGCTGTCCGTAACAAGCGGGAACATCATCTTCCATGCGTCGGGCATGTTGGCGTAGAAGACGGACATGATCTTTCGGATGTTTTCCGCCGCTTCGTCCGTGTGTGCCAACGTGGCCGTCTTGTAGCCCTTGCTGAATAGGATCCGACGGTAGAACAAGGCTAGAACGTCCGTGGTGATACCAAGCCTTCGGGCTTTCAATACGAATGTTGTTCCGTGTGCTTCAATGCTTTCTAGGACGGTTCGTTGCGGCGGGTTTAGGATCAGCGGGATCAATCGAGTTCTTCCCGGTTCCAGATATTCGATCCGTAGGATGTTCGTGCAAAACCAATCGTGATCCCTTTTCCCCCGGGCCACTTGTTCAAGGAAGATGTTTTCGGCGGGGGTTAGGGTGGCCATTATTCGGGATCCGTCGTGTCATCGGTCTTGGTCAACAAAGAAGCCAAAGCCTTTTCCAGACTTGATTCCTTTTCTTGTGTGTCCAGGCCCCAAAGTTTGGCCCGCCGTGCTTGTACGGCAAGGGCGGCTTGTACCGATGACGGGTTACCGGCATTGACCCCGGCTTGTAGCCCGGCAAGCATGGCATCCAGACGGTCGGTTTCGATCTGACGCATTTCGGATGCTTTGTCCGTCGCGGTCTTCGCTATGGATTCCAAACTTTCCGAAACCCACCGATACGCTTGTGTGTGCGTCACGCCCATGATCTGGCCGATTTCCCGATAGCCCTTGCCCGAAATGCGTAGGCTTACGGCTTCGGTTCGTTTTTGCTGTGCCCGCATAGTTACCGGCGAAGTTTTGCACTTATTACGCGGCATTAGTTGACCTCTGAATAGGCGTCGGCTTGTTGGGGATCCGGTTCTTCGGGTCCGAAGATACCATCGGGGATTTGTAGTTCGGTGACACCCGTGAATAGTGCATCGTGCATCCCCATGACGCATTCAACCCCGTTTTTGGCCCATGCGTGGTTTTGCGGGTGGGTTGGGTCGGCTGGTACGGGTGAAACATAGTCGGCCGCCCATGTGGCTAGTAGGGCCTTACAAGCCCTATGCCGGGGGTTCAATGCGGCATCGTGGTATTGACCCAACAAGGCAATCAGTTTGTGGTTGATTTGCTTCAACACGAAGTCGGTGCCGACCAGATATTCGGATTCGGTTAGGTCGGGCCAACCTTCGGGTTCTTGGTCTACGTAAACTTGTAGGGCCTTGAAACCTTCATAGACGGCGTCAAGTAACACGCCTTCTAGTTCCTTTGACCCCAATATGATCTTGGATCCCATCGGTATCACCTCGTTTTGGGATGATACCGATGGGCGTTTGGCGGGTCAAGGAATAGATTTCCGGTGCTTTTCTAGGATTTCGATGACTTCTTTGGTCGTTGTTTGCCCGATGTAGAACTTGGTGGCCAACAACTTGATTGCTTTGTCGCACAGTTCCTTGAACTTTACGTCCTTGGGATCCGGTGGTAGTTTTTTGGGCCTTGCCATGATGGTTTCCTTAGATCCCTAGCAGATCTTCGATGGGGGTCTTGGGCGGCAACGGTTCCGGGGTGTACGGCGTCCACGTGAAGACTTCCCAGTCCCGCTTCCGATCGGGATAGGAAACGCAACGTACACGCTTGGTCCCGTCCCGTGACTTGTTCGTTGTCATGGCTTCAATGTAGTTTGCCAAGGAATCCATGGAATCCTTGTGGTCAATGTCAACCGACCATAGGTATTCGAATCCCGTCACCGTGTCCCGCAAGTGGGCCACGACGTAGGTTTTCCCCTTCCACGTGTTCTTCCGTGCGTCGATTTGTTCATACGTTGTGCGGGTACGGCATTTGGTTAGCCGTGGGGTCTTGTTGGATAGTTCTAGGTTTGCCATGGCTACTTGTTCCTTGGGTTGGCGATGTGGATGACGATCCCGATTGCGAATACGACAACAAGAATCTGTAGAAGTAGTGTCATTTGGATTCACCCCCTTCGGGTAGGTGCTTCATGGCACTTGCCCACATTTCACGATGCGTCAACCAATCGTGGACCATGCCCGGGGTGAACATGTACTTGCCCTTGGCCACGGATTCATCACGGTCGGGGACCAGACGGTGTTTTCTAATGTCCCGGTGAATCGTCGCACGGGACACTTCGAAGACTTCGATGATTTCATTGATGTCTAGGTATTTCATTTCAAAAATCCCCCTGATTCCAATCGGCCTCGGCTTGTTCGAACGTTACGCCCGATGCCATCGCGGATTCCATGAACGCATGATATCCACCATCACCACGTTCGGCAGGGGTTCCAGATTCGTTGTCGGCGTCGATCCCCTCGGGGTCATATTCGTCGTCGTCGTCATCTTCGTAGACATCGATTTCGCCATGTACATAACCAGATTTCGTAGTCATTTCGTTTCCCTTCCTTGGTGGCCACGTTCCTTGTGGCCATGTTCATAGGATAGTCGGGGTTGTCGGGGTAGTCAAGTGGTCTAGGTGTAATCCTAACAAATCCTAACCATTTTCTTGATTCCCTTGTGATTCCAAGCCTTCGATCCCTTCCAACAAGATCCGCAACCGGGCTTCGAGCGAATGTTTGATCTCCGCCCGCGCCACCAAGGCGATGGTGTCCGGGTCGTTCCGTTGGTGCGTGTATGACGGATACAAGGTGCCTTCGTGGATGTACGCGAACATCCGCACGGGTGGGTTTTCCATGTCGTCCAAGTCGGCAAGCCCTTGGTCAATCTTCGCCATCTGCATCCGCAAGGTTTGCATCGTCATCATGTCGTGTTCCTTCGTGGCCGCCGTCAAGTGGGGCCGTCGAGGGTGTCTACGCACGACCGCCGGATAGTAAGCCAAGTTATTTGGGTCTTCTTCAACGAACGGAATGTGGCCTAGAAGGCACGATGGGGGATTAGCCGTGGGTGATGGCTTGCCTTCGGCTATTGTGGCTTGGCGGGCTTGCCGAAGGGCTTGAATGGCATCTTGAACCCTTGGATCACGATCGATCCACGCGGTGTCGGCTATAAGGCGGTCGATGATGATCACGTCGGGCATGGCTTGTCACCAATCAAGGATGGTCGGGGAGGGCTTGCGGGCCAACTGGTGAACCAGTTCATTTGATTTCTCCTTCCATTGGCACCACATGGTGTTCTATGCATTCCGGTAGTTCATTCAACCAAGCCCATGCATTGCCGACGATGGACTTATCGTAATCCGTAGGTTCACCCACCCATTCAACCTTCAAGTTCCCCTTGCATTCATACAAGGCAACTATGCGGGCTTGGGGAACCCCCTTGGCAACTATGAAACCAAGGGCTAGGTGCAACCGATCCAACCGCCAAGGTTCTTCATCGGATCGGTGTGCCGTGATAGACGTCCCTTCGTAGTCATACATTTAATCATCCCCTTCTTCGGTGACGTCAGACAAGCAGTCTAACAAGCTGTCTACCCTATCTTCGTCTGACAAGTGATCTTCTTCCGATCCACCTAACAAGTCGTCGTAGCATATCCCGTAGCGGGTTGTGTTATAGGTTGAACTTCAAACCTGCTACACCTATTCGTTTTCAACCATAAGGGGAAATACCCATTTGTAGCATGTAGCGGGTTTTTGTCCCTATATCCTCCCACTATTTCCACCAACCTATTTCATGTATATCTCGCTACATGCTACAAAACCCGATCACCACATAGATTTCATTGAAGATTTCGTGTAGCAGGTTTCATATTCAAATCGCTACAACCTACTACGCACATACTTATGTGTGCGGAACACTTATTGATTTAGCGTAGCAGGATCCGATTCAAGGATATCATTGATGATTTCTTCATCGGCATCTTCCATGGCAATCGGATGACACCCAACCACAGACAACTTGTTAGGTGTGTATCCGCCGGTCGTCCAAGTTTCATAGGTACCCGTTGGTTCGGGGTTGATGATGTCATAGACTTGACAGACGTCACCGGTGAAGAAACCTTGAAGGGACTTCTTCACCGAAGACTTGCGTCCGTTCCCCTTATGAACGGCGTTAGGACGTGCCGTAGAAAATCTTATTGCCGCGACGGGGCGTTCGCCTTGGTCTTCCAACCATTTCGTGTAAGCCAGGTACAGTGCCCCGCTTGGGTAGCGACCCGTAGGTGGAAGTTCATACCGCCACCATCGCCCGGCGGAATCGATAGAACCTTCGATGATGGCTTCACGGGCGGCGTTTTTCAACGAAACCAGCGGCTTGAACGTGGAAACCACCCGTCCGGCGTAGTGTACTAGGTAGTCCACCACGGCTTGTAGGAAATCCGGGTCATGCACGGCATCCGCGATGGCAGAACCGACAGCGGGGTCCAACTCGTCTAAGGTGTTGATAACGGAATACCGACGGTCATCAGCTTCCAACACCAACGGGATCGCCTGATTAGCCGTAAACAACCATTTCGTGTAGTTGGGCACTTCCTTGGATTCAAGCCCCTTGCACTCAAGTTGGATTTTCCCTTCGGTGATTAGACCCTTGAACTTGTTACCACCCGCCTTCTTGTCACGGAAGAAATCGGAACCAACTTCGTCACCTACGGCCAACAGACAAGTTTCCATGAACCCATTGAACTTGCCTTCGATGCGTTCGTTGTCCAAGCGGCAAGCATAGCGTCCGAACAATGCTTCCAAAATAATCGACAACGTGCCCTTGCCCGAACCCGGTACGCCACGAAGAATCAACGCACAGCATTTGTTGGCGGGGTGCGTGACCACGTAACGAAGCCAATCTTCCAAGTAGTCGTGGTCGATTGGATCGCGGGCTAGGCAGTTCAACAAGGATTGAAACAATCCCATGTATTTTTCCACTAGTGGGGTTAGATCCGGCATGCCCGCGGAAGGAACATACAGAAAACTTGGATCATAGGTGTTCAACAAATGTTTTGGCGTTGGTGCCGACGTTGGGTTGAACGTCGTATTCAAATAGGTTGTGCGTGCCCCTACCTTGTGTGGGCTGATCCAATACGATTCGGCTTGCCCCCGCAACGCAAATGACTTGATTGGCAAGAAGGCACCAAGTTCCCGATCGTAGACTTGGCTTCGTTGTTCAATGTAGGCGTAGCGTTCGTCTACCCCCGCGTAGATTTTACGTTGTTTCGGGGATTTGCGTTGGGTGTCTAGTTCACGGGCCTTGTCCAGTGCCGACCAAAACGCTTCGGGGCCCTTCGTAGTCAATGCTTCCGCCGCTTCCTTGGCCAACCCAATCAACGCACCCTTCCGTCGGTTTGCTTCCGTGTCAATCAACCGGATGGTGAAGTCACCACCCGTGACGCACGGTTGCAACAACAACACGTCCAACCGACCCACGACTTGGCTATCACCTAGCGACGTGAAGTGCGATTTCAACGTAGTTGCTTCGGGGACATCGGTGTACTTATTGACGAAATCTTGGATGAACTTCCAAATGGGGGCGTCTTCACCCACTTCGGAAGTCAACCCCGATTCCTTGAGTTCCTTGAAGTTGTTGTACAACAATGCACGATCTCGTTCATCGTTGGCATTGCAAACTATTGTTGACCTAAGTAGAATCTTCATTGTGACGTCTCCTTGATAGACGTTGCAGGTTATCTAAGAAACCCACGGTTCGTTCCCGTGGGTTTCTTGCTATTGGCCCAAGGCCGATCGGACGATTGCTTCGGCCCGGGCCGCCTTGCCTTCACGGGTTCGACCATCCAAGATCGTCAATCGGTTCCGCACCCATTCACGCACTTCGTCGGGGTCAAACAAGTTGGCCTTCACCTTCTTGGACAAGGGGTGCAACTTCAACTTCCCTGTTTTCACTTGTAGGTATAGGCATTCGTAGCTAATGCCCGCCAATGCACGAACTTCATCGGTTGTCATCAGGTCTTCCATTCCCATTCCCTTGTGTGACCGTGATGGTCACGTTATATTTGCATAATACGACAACGATTTGGGAAGTCAACCACCAAATCGACCACCCTTGAAATCTTCACATCTCTACATAACTAGGGCTGACCGTCGGATACCCGATCCCA